TCTATTGCTATAGGTACCGTCAGACAGGACATCTCTTTCACGTAGATGTTGTTTCTCGATGTGGTAAGGATTTTGCATTCTTTCTCTGTCATAGTTTAACTCTCTGATGTAACAGGCAATCTTTGGTGCATAATTTAATGCATTCTCTGAATTATTTTTTATGATATTTGCCACCTGTCTTGTGGGATCACCATAAACCACTGGCACAGGTCTAAGTGCAACTTGCCTATCTGAACCTTTGCCTGTTTCTACAGAAAAATTATTGAGAATTCTCATGAATTGTGTCAAAAATTTCCTAACTTGTCCTGAGTAAAAATGTAGCATTAATTGTCAGCCTTTGGTTTTAGAGCATCTTCTAGAGACTGTCTCTGTTCCACAGTCAGTCCATTGATGGTTGAACTTGTTGTGTTGTTAACAAATCCAGTTTTTTGCGTGGACCTTGTGTTTGTGTTCGTGGTAGTTATACGCACAGAGTCTTCTACTTTTACCCATCTTGTGCCATCATACCTAAACAACCTGTTAGGTAGGTAATCTGTTCTAAGGAAATAATCACCCTTGTCAACGTTGCTGTTCGGAAATGAAATCCCAAAACCTGCAGGATTTCCATTTGGTGCGACTCCGTCTCCGTCCAGGTAGAATCCGTAGTGTGAACTTGCTGGTGTGTCAATTATAGCATTGACAGGTGTATCCGAACTTACACTCTCATCGCTGTTGACTGCGTCTGTTCTTATGTTTCCTCTTTCGTCAATAGGTGCCACATAGTACTGTTTGTAATTGAAACCTGCCTTGGGTGAGTCTTGCTCTGCCTGTGCCAACACTTGGTCAGATATTGTTTTTTCTCTGTTGTAAGTTGACATATAACTGGCCAAACTTCCTGTCGTTGTGGCATCTCCCAGGATGTCTTTGTATTCTTGCGAATCCACTAATGATTTTAATTTTAACCTCAATAAATGTGGCCACCAAGTCTGTGAAAATCCTTCCGCGGCCCTGTTCACATCCTCGATCACATAGTATCTTTTGAGTGCTATAGGTATAGATTCGTCTAAACTGTAATCTTCTTTCATGTGAGGGAATTCTATGACATCACCGCTCATCGGTTTCCTGCCAAGTCTCTCCACAGAGTCGTTCAAGTGGACTGTCAAAAACAAAGTGTCATTCTGCAAGAACATTCCAAACTGGCTTAGATTGAAATCAGCGTCTTGCACATTATAAATTCCTCTGATAGTGTATACGTCGGCGTCGTATTTCCTGTCTCTGTTCTCTAAAAATAATAAATCTTGTATGGTTCTCTCGTTTAGGCTGTCTCCAGAATACTGCGGTTGAGTGGGCGACGCTGGCCCGTCCTTGTTTGTGGATCCTTGATCGTATGGTCCTAGGTATTTGTGGAAGTGCAGATCAGTGCCACCCACAGTGAACATCTCTCTGATGTTGCGATCAAAGAACTTGTAGTCGTTGCCCTTTTCTGGCTTGAAAATGGATAATCTTGGCATATCACACATATTTATTGCGCAGGCAAAGGCTATAAATATGTGTATGTCAGAACTTCAAACAGGCCAACAAGAGATATTTGATTACGTCAAAAACAACCTCGGTGAGGGCATGATAGATGTGGAATTAGACCCAAAACACTACCATACTGCTCTCGAAAGGGCAACCAACAGGTATAGACAACGATCATCAAATGCTGTTGAAGAATCATATGCTTTCCTAGAATTAAAGAAAAACCAAAACACCTACATTCTTCCGGACGAAGTTATCAATGTGAGAAACTTGAACAGAAGGACTGTGGGATCTCGTACAGAGGGCGGCGAAGGCGGAACACTATTTGAGCCTTTCAACCTTGCCTACACAAACACATATCTTTTGAGGGCAGGTGCAACCGGAGGACTCGCCACGTATTATGCTTTTGCATCATATCAAGAATTAGTGGGCAAAATGTTTGGTAGTTTCATACAATTCCACTACGACAACGCCACTAAAAAACTTACTATCACACAGAGGCCTAGGGCCGACGACGAGACTGTGTTGATGCACACTGACAACTACAGACCAGACATCACGTTGTTCAAGGACATATACTCCAAACCATGGATCAGAGACTACACTCTTGCAGTGTGCAAAGTTATGTTAGGTGAGGCCAGAGGCAAATTCAACACCATAGCAGGACCACAGGGAGGCACAACACTAAACGGTGATGCACTAAAGAATGAAGGTCAAGCAGAAATGGAAAGGCTCGATGCTGAGATAGGTAATTTCCAAGAAGGCGGAACTCCACACAGTTTTGTTATAGGTTAATAATCAATTAGTACAAATTAAATACCGTTGTCATGACGGACTCCAACTATAGGACTTATAAAGATCTCACATTAGACGAACTAGAGCTCGTGGTAACTGACCTAGAGAACATGAGTCTTCTTGCGCTAAAAAAGGGCAAGAAAGATTTCCGAAGGACAATTTTGGATACTGTAAAAGAGGCCAAAAAAGAGATTGAAAAACGTCTCAAGAAATAGTATAATCAACAGATGCTGATAGGAATTGTGGGACTAATAGGTTCTGGTAAAGACACGGTGGCACAACGTCTGGTGGACAAGCACGGCTACAGGAAAGACAGTTTCGCAAAAAGTCTAAAGGACGCCGTTGCCTCAATGTTCAACTGGGATCGTGAGATGCTGGAAGGTGGCACCAAGGAGAGCAGAGAATGGCGCGAACAGCCAGACGCTTTCTGGAGCCAACAGTTTGGCAAGCCGGTAACACCAAGATGGGTTTTGCAGTACTTCGGAACAGAAGTGATGCGTGGGCAGATGTATGACTCCATATGGGTGGACAGTTGCCTGGGCAGGTATGACGGCAAGCCAACAGTGATATCAGATACGAGATTCCCCAACGAAGTAGACCAGATCAGAGAACGTGGAGGCATCATCATACGTGTGAAGAAGGGCGAGGATCCAGACTGGTTTACGAACTACGTGGAAGGCAACGTACAGCCAACGGGTGTGCATTCGTCAGAATACGTGTGGGCGAGATCTGATTTTGATCACGTGATACAAAACGACGGAACCTTAGAAGAATTGTACAACAAAGTGGATGCTTTAATCGTCGGCAATAAGATCACCCATTCGCCATCCGAGCCTACGGACAGTGCCCAGCCTCTGGCAATTGGCGCAAACAGTTTTTAAATTTAAAGCACTGGTGTTTTTAAGATTTCCGTCCACGAACAGCACGTCTAGTTGTATGCTGTCTTGAGCACGGAAGCCACAAAGTTCACACTTTTTCTTCTTTTTATAACCAGATCTCTGCAACGGAGTAATACCCCCAACACGCTTACCTTTACGTTTCCTACTGCACGTGTCACACAGGCTTCTCCAATAGACGCGACCATTCCTCCTGTAGGCATAAGCCCTAGGCTTGCTCATACACTGTTTACATAAAGGTCTAGTGGTGTGTTGCATGACTGTATTTACGTCGCCTATATAGGCACCAAAATTTGGTAAGTTTTGTCGTAAAAACCATATGATCTAATAAATAACTCTAGTATACGTATAACTTGCAAGGAGACAACGTAAAATGGCTTTAACATCACCAGGAGTAGAGGTAAGTGTAATAAACGAAAGTTTTTATGTACCATCAGATGCGGGTACGACACCTCTTTTTATAGTAGCATCATCGCAAGATAAGAAAAACGGAGCAGGCGACGGCACAGCGGCAGGAACAACAACTGCAAACGCCAACACTGCATATCTTATCTCATCACAAAGAGAATTAACAGAAACATTTGGAGATCCAAAATTCTACACAGACGCTTCAGGAAATTCATTACACGGTTATGAATTGAACGAATATGGTCTACAAGCGGCTTACAGTTTCTTAGGAGTTGCCAACAGAGCATATGTTTTAAGAGCAAACGTAGACACTTCAGACTTGATCGGAAGTGCAAGTTCTCCTACAGCAAACCCAACAGACGGTACATACTGGTTTGACCTTGCATCAAGCAGTTATGGTATATTTGAGTGGAGCCAAACAGATCAAAAATTTACGGCAAAGACACCTACATTGATTACTAATGTTACTGACCTGGTAGGTAACGTTTCAACTGGTGCACCAAAAACATCAGTAGGATCTCAAGGTGACTACGCAATCAACACTACTCACGTAAGCAACAAGATTTACAAAAAATCTTCAAGCAACACTTGGGTACATTTAGGTTCAAGTGCTTGGCACTTAACATTGCCTGTGATCACAGTTGCTTCTGGAACGACAGTAACAAGTGGACACTCAATGAGCGTAAACGGTATCAACGTATCACCAAGTGGTACAGCATTATCAGACGTTAACACAGCGATCAACAATGCCAGCATTGTAAACGTAAGTTCAAGCATCAATAGTGCAACAGGTAACTTAGAAATATTCCACAACGGTTTATTGACAGGTGATAGTTCTGCTGGTGCAAACACAATTAGATTTGAAGCCGGCACAGGCACTTTACTTGCTGACCTTGGAATCACAGCAGGCGTTAAGAATGGTGCAAAATTCTTGCAAGCCAAACACACTAACAGACCTACTTGGAAGACAGCGGATGAGAACAGACCTAACGGCTCAGTTTGGTTCAAGACTACCAACGCTAATTCTGGTGCAAACATAGTTGCAAAACTTTACAGTTCATCATCTGCAAGTTTTTCAACTGTTGATTCACCACTGTACGCAACACATCACAGTGCTATCTACAATCTAGATCCATCAAATGGTGGAACAGGTTTATCAGTCGGTGCACTTTACACACAGTTCAACATCACAGAGCAATCATTATCAAGCGGTGCTGACACAACTACAAATGTGGGTGATTTCCAACTGTTCAGATACGAAGGTGGACAAACTGTAATTTCATCTAAAACAACTTATCCAAGTTTCACAGCAGGCGAAAGTTTCACTGTAAGAGAATCAGTTAAAAACCAAGAGGCACTAGCGGCGGCCAAGACAGTCACTATGATTTCTGGAGACGGTTCAACATTAGGTGATGCTGAAGATTTCGTGACAGCGTTCACTGCCGCTGGTTTTACTAACCTAGAGGCATCAGTAATAAGCACAGGTGAGTACAAAGGCGCGATACAGATCAAACACAAACTAGGTGGAGAGTTCAGGATGAACAACACATCTGGTACTCCACTGGATGATGCTGGTTTTGGTACAGGTGATGCTCACGCATATGGAACATACACAGCCAACAGTTCAACATTGATTGACAACTTGTATGTTGCACCAACTGGAGAATCAGAAGACTCGACTGTTGGTAACGAAGTGGTTGCAAGTAACTGGAAGAGATTGAGTTACACTGCGTCTACAAGTGCACCATCTAATGAGCCTGTAGATGGCACATTATGGTATGACACAAAGATCGACGAAGCAGACATCATGACTCACAACGGAACAACTTGGAAAGGTTATGCGCAGGTTTACACGTCAACCGATCCAAATGGTCCACAGTTCAGTGCAACGGCACCAACTAAACAGTCAGATGGAACAGCACTTGTAACAAACGACTTATGGATCGACACTAGTGACCTAGAGAACTATCCAAAAATTTACAAGTACAACACATCAGCAACTCTAAGTTCTACAAACACATCAAACCAAGTGGCGGTGACCACAACAGGTGCGGCTTGGGAACTAGTTGACAAAGCAGACCAAACAACAGAAGATGGTATTGTGTTTGCAGATGCTAGATGGCACACTTCAACTGAGAAATCAGCAAACAACAGCTCACAGGCCGGAACACCAAGTTCTATCAAAGACTTGTTGAGCAGTGACTTCTTGGATCCAGATGCTCCAGATCCAGCACTATATCCACAAGGTATCATGCTATGGAACACTAGAAGAAGTGGTTACAATGTAAAAGAATACAAAAACAGTTACATCACAACAACAAAATATCCAAGTTCAGGATCATCAGGTTTGGGTAACATCAGATACAACAACGAATCAGTTGCAGGTTACTATCCAGACAGATGGGTTACTAAATCAAGTAACAACGCTGACGGTTCAGGAACTTTTGGTAGAAAAGCACAGAGGAAAGTAGTGGTTCAGCAACTTAAATCTGAGATTGCTACCAACCAAGCGATCAGAGAAGACCAAAGAGGCTTCAACGTAATTGCTTGTCCTGGATACCCAGAAGTGATGCAACAAATGATTAACTTGAACACTGACAGGAACAACACAGCGTTCGTGATTGGTGACACTCCAATGAGATTGGAAGGCACTGCAACATCTATACAGAACTGGGCAAACAACTCTGCATCAGCAACCGATAACGGTGAAGACGGACTTGTGAGCTCAAGTGATTACTTGGGCGTGTTCTATCCATCAGGATTGACCACTGACAACACAGGAAAATCAATTGTGGTTCCACCGAGTCACATGATTACTAGAGTGTTGGCAAACAACGACAACGTGGCATTCCCTTGGTTCGCACCAGCAGGTACGAGAAGAGGTATTGTTGACAATGCGACAGCAGTTGGATACATCAACAGTTCAAGTGGCGAATTCGAGACAATATCTGTAACGGAGTCAGTGAGAGATTCAATGCACGAAGTAAAAGTGAACCCAATCACTTTCTTCTCAGGTGCTGGAATTGTGAACTTCGGTAACTTGACCAAGACAACGGCAAGTTCGGCGTTAGACAGAATCAACGTATCGAGATTGGCAGTGTATCTAAGAACACAATTAGATACTATTGCTAAACCATTCATCTTTGAACCAAATGACGAACTGACAAGGAACGAGATCAAACAAGCGATCGAATCATTCTTGTTAGAGCTTGTTGGTCAGAGAGCGTTGTATGACTTCCTAGTAGTTTGTGATGACACTAACAACACAGCAACTAGAATTGACAGAAACGAACTTTATGTAGACATAGCGATTGAACCTGTGAAATCAGTGGAATTCATCTACATACCGTTGAGAATCAAAAACACAGGAGAAATAGCAAAATTGGGGAACTAATTTTGGATAAATAGGAGAAACAGATGGCAATATCAACTTTATCAAAATTTACAGTACCTTTAGCAAACGATCAAAGTTCAGCATCACAAGGCTTGTTGATGCCAAAACTACAATATCGTTTCAGAGCGATCCTGGAGAATTTTGGAGTATCAACACCGAGATCAGAATTAACAAAACAAGTAATAGACATCACAAGACCAAACCTTACTTTCGACAACGTGACACTAGATGTGTACAACTCTAAAGTATACGTTGCGGGCAAACACACTTGGGATCCGATCACAATCAACCTAAGAGATGACGTAAACAACTCAGTGACTAAACTGGTTGGTGAGCAGATCCAGAAACAGTTCGACTTCTTCGAACAGTCAAGTGCGGCAAGTGGTATCGACTACAAATTCACTGCAAGGATTGAAATGCTTGATGGTGGTAACGGAGCAACTGCACCAAATGTTTTAGAAACATTTGAGTTATACGGTGCATATGTTGAGAACGTGAACTACAACACACTAGCATACGCAACTTCAGATCCAGCAACTATCACGATGTCGATTAGATACGACAATGCGATTCAAACTCCGACAGGAACAGGAATCGGAACAGCAGTTGCGAGAACTATCGGTACTCTAAGTACAGGTGGTTAATAAGAATTAAGTTAGCAATTATAAACATCAAAAGCGCCTTTATATGGCGCTTTTTTTGTGGCCATAAATACGCATATGCCAAGCATTAATAATTTTTTACAAGGATTCCAGGACGGTCTTCCTGGCATGAAGGACTTCAGACACGCATCTCGACTTTACCTCGACGACAACTTTAAGTTGATCCCGAAACAGAAGTTCCTATTCCATGTGGTGTTTAACACCGATGAAACTCTGTTCTTTAATGGCTTCAATTCCAACGAGAGATATGAGTTGAACATGTTGGTCAAGAGTGCCGATCTACCCAAGTACGGCATGAACCTAGAAGAGAAAATACAGTACAACAAAAAAATGTACACCGCTACTAGAATCCAATACGAACCAGTAAACATCACATTTCACGATGACCACGCAGACACAGTAAATGCGTTCTGGAAGAAATATTACGAATACCACATAGCAGATTCGGTAGCACTCAACTCTGACCTCGCAATATCCAACACCAAGGACGACTACTACGATGGCATCAACAAGAAAAACGTATCAAAATTTGGAATGGACACACCCTCTGTAAGGAAGAAACCTTATCTCAAAGGTATTGAAATATTTGTATTACACAAACAGAGATTCACATCAATGACACTAGTGAATCCAGTGATAGGATCATTCAGCCATGACAACTTAAACCAGGCCGACGGTGCTGGTGTTTTGCAAAACACCATGCAGGTGTTCTATGAGACCGTTATATACAAGTCAGGATTGATCAACAGCAACAACGTTCCCGGTTTTGCCACCGTACACTATGACAAGGAACCTTCCCCTCTAACAGTTCTAGGTGGCGGTACCAACAGTATATTTGGACCAGGCGGGGTAGTCGACGGAATAGGTTCCGTCATAAGGAATGTGCAATCAGGCAACATTCTAGGTGCAATACTTTCAGCATCAAACACATATAACAACGCCAAGAAGATCAAGAAGAGAGATGTCAAGGAAGAACTTAAAGGAATCGCGAAACAGGGTGTGTTAGAAATTGGAAAACAGGCAGGCACTATTACTAATCCTGTTGGTGCCTTTTCGGTTGGTGCGGTTGTGGCGGCAGGTGCGGTAGTGGCCGCGGCAAAGAGCACTAACGACAAAAAGCAACAAAACGACACTAGAGTCATCACGTCACCGACTCTGGACACAGTAACTTTCCTGACAGCGGAAGAGTCTTTCAATCTAATCAGTAACGATGAAACAATCAAGGATGAAATAGCGTCCTACCTATATTACAAAGACATCGGTTCAAGGAACGACCTCACAGTGGCAGAATCTGATGTCGAGTACTCCGGCGCCTCCGCCGCCGTCAAGACTGTCTACAGGAATAAGGCAATCACGGACATTAGAAAACTTGTGACCGAAGGTTTTATTAAGATAAATCGTACAACACAGGACGTGGCAATAGCCACTGAGAAAGCATCGTTATAATGACAGAATTTTACACTAACCTACCACCTAAACAGAAGGATGACCTGGATAAAACTATAGAAAAACTTACAACTACTGCCTACGAATCTGATTACCAGTTCAATGTGGGAGAGTATGACAGCACAGTGGCGTTCTTTGTGAAAAGAGGGTTCACTAGGGTCTCTGCCGAAAGCACTGCATACGTGGTGCTGGTGCAGGCCAAAATTGACAACATCAATCCACAAGAATTACTGGACAAATTGACCTACGCCGATCCGGTGCAACTGTCCGAGCTAATGACAATCATACTCAATGCCAACAGGTACAAGTCCAGTAGGTTAGGAGTAAGGCAAACACTGACAACCAAAGAAACGGTTTCTCGAAATATCATAGATTAACCTATGAAAAAAAAATTTTATATCACAGGCATAAGGCGTGGCCTGGGACAAGCACTTCACAAAAAATACGGGTCAGTAGAAAAATTAGAAGATTGCGACATTTTTATCAACTGCAAACACAACGGATTTGATCAAGTGCATTTACTATATAAGGCGGCGGAGATGAAAAAAAAAATAATCAACATTGGATCAAACAGTCCAGACCAAAACAAACACAAACCACATCCATACCAAGTGGAAAAGTCTGCCCTAGACAAAGCAAATGAACAACTATTCTATCAAGGAGCAGATACATCTATAATAAGGTTTGGTTATTTTGATTCTCCGAGAGTCGCGTCAGTTAAGGCAGACAAAATGAGCATCGACTACTGTGTTTCGGTAGTGGATTGGGTGCTGAACCAGAAACACCGCATAAAAGATATTACAACATGCCCTTAGATTTAGAAAAAATAAAAAAAGAATTGCAGACCTTACCTAGCATGGATGGTATAAAACAACTGGGCCTACAAGGCACAAAAGACAATCTTGATCCATTCCTGAGTGTGGGATCCATGAACAAACTTAAATCTAAATACAATGAAACAGATTTCGTTGTTCCTATATTCGACATACCATATATCAATTCAATAATGTCAGAACTGAAAATGTTTAGGACAAGAATCATGATCCTAAAACCCAGAGAGTGCTACACATACCATTGTGATTTCACACAAAGGATACACATACCGGTCATTACAAACAAAAGCAGTTTTATTGTCGAAGACAGACAACTTAGACACTTACCTGCAGATGGTAATTATTATGTAGTTGACACCACCAAAATGCACACAGCATTGAATGGTTCTAGACAAAACGAAGATAGAGTACATATCGTGGGAGGAATAACACAATGATACCAAGATTTGCCAAAGGTAAATTTTCCCCAAAGAACAGTGAAAAATATGTTGGCACAAAAACTCCCACCTATAGGAGTAGTTGGGAACACGCCTTTATGCGACTTTGTGACGAACATCCGAACGTGTACCAATGGGCCAGCGAATCAATTAAGATTCCCTATCGACATCCTTTCACAGGCAAGTATACTGTGTACGTGCCAGACTTCTTCATAGTATATGTTGATAAGAATGGCAAGAAACACGCAGAGATGATAGAGGTCAAACCAATGGCACAAACCACAATGGAAAAAGCAGGTAGAAGTCTAGCAAAGAAGAAACAAGTTGTAATAAACACCGCCAAATGGGAAGCGGCGTCTGCCTATGCAAAGCAAAGAAGGATACACTTCAGGGTAGTTTCAGAAGAACAGTTGTTC